TCCAAGTGGTTTCGACTCGGCTGGTTAGTTCAGGCACCCATCCCCATTGCTTCTCTAGGGGAGAACTACCTACTCTAAAAGGGTTACTGCAAAGGCTGTCATAAATTACTTTGCACTTGTGAATATAAAAAACCTCACCAGCTCTAACTCGATCAATGAAAGTATCAACTGTTAAATTCGCTGGTACATATTTGTAATTGCTCATACTCCCACCTCACAAAGCTTTACCATGTGAAACACGCCATGCTTAAACTTCGTCGCGCCCACTGGCTTAAACTTCGCTTCAAACGCCTTGTAATGAATGGGTCCATTTTTACCGGCAACAATTACCAAGCCATTGCCTTTGAATTCAAACTTAATTTTTAGCTGATTGAGCAGATTAATAGCCCGAGCTGCGTTTGCTTTACTTCGTTCGCTTATCTTTTTCATGACATCACTTCCAATTTAAATGCGACCTGATTATTAAAGCCGCATATCTTCTTTTTTATGCTGTAAAGACTTTCGCGGTGTGAATTGCTTTTGCCACCTGAAATCGAAACGATCACAACATCGGTTTTCGTCTTAGATAGCAGTTTAGAAATAGCTTTGATTAGCTCCATTTGCTTAACTCCATTGCTAGTTGATAAGTAAAATATAGCATTAAGCTAAACACATTACAATAGCACAATGCTAAATTTGTTATGCTAATGAAATTAAGGCAAAAAAGAGGCGAAAAAAAACCGCTATATAAGCGGCTTTTAAGGAAGGGAAGTGGGGATTATTTCTATTCTGGCATGAAAGCGCCGATTATCACGCCGCAAATACGCATAACTCCCGTAGGAATAATTAATGGGTGCCGGTCGTTGAGCGGTTTTAGGTAATACGACCCGTCTTCGTCTTCCATAAGCTGTTTAAACGTGGTTTTATCGCCGATCCTTGCTATCACCCTTGACCCAGAAGCCCAGTCTCCCTCGGGGTCAACGTAGATTATCGTACCTTCCGGATAGCTGCGAACGCCTGGCGAAGAGGCGGTCATAGAATCTCCCTTAACAAGAAGAGCAAAGGTTAAGGGGCCAGCACTCGCCACAGGGCACGGAAAATGCTGTGTTTTCTCATCTATAGTCATTAATTCTCCAGTTTCGCAAAAACCACCCGCCTGAACCCATGTGAGCAATGGAATCATTCGAGCCTGCGGAGATTGCGATGTGTTGTCTATATCCTCTTGTTTTATTTCATTATCAAGCCAACCTAACGGCTTGTCCGTTTTTTTTTCTATATATCTAGCTACTTCGTCGGAGATGCCTCGCGCTTTCCCTGTAGATGAACTTTTAGAGCCATTTTTCCATTGACTCACCTGTGCAGGTGATTTCTCTAGCAATTCAGACAGCTGTTTTAGAGTACCAAACTCATTCGCAAGCTGCTTGATTTTACCCTGCCTTATCTCAAGTATCGTTTTCATAGCTTTATTATAGTAGCAATCTGCTAAATAACAAATAGGAATAATGCTTGCATTAGCATTAGCATTAAGCTAAATTATTGACAAAGGAGAATTAATCAATGAAATTAGCGTTATACGTATCACCAAGAGGAATGCAAAGTATCTTAGCTGGCTTTATTAAAGTCTCTCCTGTGCTTATTCATCAATGGTCAACCGGAAAAAGGAGAGTACCAGCAGAAAAGTGCGGAGCAATAGAAAAAGCTACAAACGGGATAGTAACTAAGCATGAGCTTAGGCCGGACGTATTCGATAAACCGGTAGAAATTAACAAAACGTGACATGTCACGAAACTTAAAAAGTAGACGAAAAAAAGCCGCGATAATCGGGACAGCAATCCCTACGCGGCTAAATTCAAAACGAGGCAACATTATGACACAAATAATAGTTTTATTTCAACCAATCATTCAGCGCGTTCAGGACTGGCAGAGAGAGCAGCGTATTACACGTATGAGCAACAAGCTATCGACACTAGCAGATCGTCGTCAAGCAGCTCTTGATACGTTCAACGCAATGTCAACAGAGATCAGCAGCCGGTCTATTGAGCAGGTTCAGCGCATGGAAAAGAAAGGCGGGTTGATATGAGTAATGTACATCAATTAAGCAATTATCAACAGAGGTTTGCGGTAGTGCCTAAATCGTCAAGCTATTGTGATAAGGGGTGGGTGAAAGATCATCGTAAATCTTTGGATAGCGTGATTGCTAAATGCTGCGTTAAATCGCATATCTGGTCATTTCTTATAAAGAGCGCGACTCATAAGCAATATACAACAAGATACGGCAAGGATCAGGTGCTGTTACATCCTGGGCAGCTGATAACAAGCCAAGCGAAGATACTGGCTAGATTTGAAGACACAGCAAGCAGCCTAACACCAACCGGCGACCATATCAGAGGCGCGATAGATTTCATGGTTAGAGAGGGGATGTTAACAGTAAGCGGATCAAGAAAAGGTAGTATTTTTACTATCGTAAACTGGGCTGAATATCAGGCTGAAATAGAGGCTAAAAACACCCATTTTGAGCCCGAACAGTTCCCGAACATGAATCCCGAACATGAAAACGCACAGGAAGCTAGCAAATACGAGGCTTTCAAGGCATATGAAGAAAGCCTAATCCCAAACAGTTCCCTAACACCATTCCCGACTATACAAGAAGACAATAATTTAAACCTTAAAACACCTTGTCAGATTGCTAACGCAAACGACGGTGAAGAATCAATTATTTTGACCTCTGATCAACCGGTTTTAAAAGCTAAATCGTCACCGGTTCCTTTTCAGAAAATAGTTGATTCTTACAATGAATTGATTGGCGATGATTTCCCGAAATGCCAATCGGTATCTAGCTCAAAACGCAAAACGGCAATACGCAAATTTTGGAAAGAAATGCGCAGCGACCTAAACCGAGTTCAATCGTATTTTACGTATTTTGCAGAGTACGCCACACCACACTATCGCGGCGAAAACGACCGAGGCTGGAAAGCTGATATTGAGTTTATTTGCCGCGATACTACTGTAGAGAAAATGCGGGAGTTGGGCGAATGAATGATTGCCTGGATTTTCCCCCACCCCCACCCCCATACCCATACCAAGAAACACCCACTATTCGCCAGCTTTGCGCTATTGATTCAGAGCAAAACATTATCGGCACAATTTTACTCAAACCTGAAAAGCTGCTCGATGTGCCAGAGCTAAGATCAATCGATTTTTTCGACAATCAAAACGCAATGATTTTTGACGCAATGATCGCAATCTCGGAAGCTAACAAACCTATCGACGTTGTAATTGTCGCTGAGTATTTCGAGAGACGGGGGCAGCTAGAAAATATCGGCGGCATGGGTTACATGATTGATCTTGTTAAAAACCTTGCAAGCTCACGGAATATTTTAGCTCACACGAAATTAGTAACTGACAGAGCAAAAGAACGTCGGTTAGTGCAGGCCGCACAGGATATTCAAGAGGCGATCTATCAAGACGGCGAGCTTGGCACCGAGGAAAGGCTAAGCAATGCTGAGGCCATTTTTACAGCCGCTAACGTGTCGATTGAATCTACCGCAGAGGTCGTTGAAATGAATACGGCGGTTAAGGATTACATTGAATATTTAAGCTGGCGTTTTGAGAACGAAGGCATTCACGGCGTAAAAACTGGATTTGAAAAGATCGACGAAAGGTTGCAAGGATTGAAGGGCGGCGAAATGTACATAATTGCAGCTCGCCCAGGCATGGGAAAAACAACCTACGCTACCAATATTCTAGCTAACGCTTGCCGACAAGGTGTGAAAGCTTATTTCTCAAGTTTGGAAATGCCGCGCAATCAGTTAGTACAGCGAATGATAGCCAGCACCGGAAATATTAACCTTTCAAAACTTAAGGACGCGAGCATCTTGGCATGTAGTCACGAAAGCGCAAAGCTAACCGTTTCGATTTCTTTAGTCAAGGATATGAACGTGGCAATTGACGACCAAGGCGGCGTTGACATAGCTGATATTCGCAGCCGATGCCGCGCAAAATTCCGAAAGGGTGGTCTTGATATTCTGCTGATTGATTACCTACAGCTCATTGAAGATCGCACCGCCAAAAGCCGATTCGAGGTTGTTTCTAGCGTATCGCGAAAGCTTAAAGCGCTGGCTAAAGAGCTTGATATTCCTGTTGTCGCCTTGTCGCAGCTATCTAGAAAGCTAGAAGAGCGCCCAGATAAGCGGCCAATTATGTCAGACCTTCGAGAGTCAGGGCAAATTGAGCAGGATGCCGACGTTATTCAATTTCTTTTTCGCGATGAAGTTTACAACGAGGACAGCAATAAAAAAGGGATTTGCGAGGTTATCACATCAAAGTTTCGCGATGGTGAAACGGGCACTGATTACGTGGCATTTTTTGGCGCACAGAATCGCATGGCTGATTTAGCGCACGAATACACCCCGCCGGTAGACGAGCAGAAAACCAAAAAGAAGGGCTTTTAGTATGAGCGATGAAGTTATTAACTCCCACGCTTCACTAGTGGCGCATATCACAAAGCTTACCGCCGATTTTGCCCAGCACAAGTATTTGCGGGTGTCGGTTAAGACAGGCAAGCAGCGCACAAACACACAAAACAGAGCGTTACATTTGTATTTAACCAATGTCGCTGACTCATTAAACAGCGCTGGCCTAGACCTTCGCAAGACGATTAAAAACGAGCTTGACATCCCTTGGACAACTGAATTAGTCAAAGACAATATTTGGCGAATTATTCAGAAAGCATCGACGGGACACGACTCTACAACCAAGCCGCTAACGAGCGATTACAGCACAGTTTATGAAATTATGAACCGACACCTGAGCGCAAAGTTGGGCGTTTATGTCGCTTGGCCCACGCTAGAAAACAAAAAGGATTTAGCAGCATGAGCGGCAAGGAAACAATATTCGTCTCATTTTCCGGCGGCCGGACCTCGGGCTATATGTGTAAATGGCTTATAGACAATATAAGTGCGAATACCAACCTCATATTTGTTTTCGCTAACACAGGGCAGGAGCACGAAGAAACTTTAAATTTTGTTAACAAGTGCGATAAGAATTTTGGCTTAAATTTGGTTTGGGTAGAGGCGATAATTCACAAACAATTTGGCAAAGGCTCGACTCATAAAATAGTTGATTTTGAGACAGCAAGCAGGCATGGAGAGCCTTTTGAGGAAATGATAAAAATTTATGGAATACCTAACCCTGATTACCCGCATTGCAATCGCGAGCTAAAAATAAACGCAATTAGGAGCTATAAAAAATCGTTAGGCTTTAGATCCAGACACAAAACAGCGATTGGAATTAGAGTCGATGAAATAGACAGAATGAGCGCCAAAGCCAAAGAGGAGGGGCTTTTTTATCCCTTGATATCATTAACTCAAAGAACTAAAGAGCAAATAAGGCATTGGTGGAAAGCTCAAAATTTTGACTTAAAAATACCGGAGCATCTAGGTAATTGCTCCACTTGCTGGAAAAAATCAAAACGCAAGCTTATGACCATAGCAAAGCATGAGCCGGAGCGCTTCGATTTCTTTAAGCGAATGGAAAAAGAAAACCCTAACGCTGGTGCGGGCGAAGATGGGCGAGTTTTCTTTAGGCAGTACGAATCAGCCGAGGACATTATAAAACAAAGCAAGCATCCATTTGTTGAGTTCGTGGATACCATGCCAGAGCTACAGCTTGGAATGTTTGACGCAGACCTAATCGACTTTGAACATAGTTGCGGCGATAGCTGCGAGGCGGCATAAGATGAATACATTTAACAACGCAATCCACAGTTTCATTATCCCAAAATCTCGCGGCACAAAAAGCCCTTACACAGATGAGCAGAAAGCGCAGATAACAGCTAAACGCGTAGCCGTCGAAAATAAGCTCGATGATATGCGGCTAACTGCCGAATTAACCGAGGTCTACGCATGATTTATTTATACGCTTACTTTGCTGTCAGCGCGTTATGTCTCGCGTTTAATCATGCTGCTAGTGTCAATAACGCAGAATTGTACGGGGCAGAGCATGATTAGATCAAAACACCTCACACAATCAGCCCGTGATCAAGATTGCACGCTTCAAATTGCCGATGTATGCCATAACAACACAGCCACTACGGTTCTGGCTCATTTGCCCGACGAGAGCGCAGGCCGAGGGCTTAAAGCAGATGATATATCCTCATGCTTCGCTTGCGCTGATTGCCACGCTGTACTTGATCGGCAGGTAAATACTGAGCTATCGAATGAGGACAGAGAATTTTATATGCGTCGCGCTCAAGTTAGAACGTTGAGAGTTTGGATTGATTTAGGTTTAGCTAAGTTTAAAGGGGTGGCAGCATGAGAAGTCGTAAATCAAAGTGGACGCTTGAACTGCTAATAATTGAAGCAGCTAAATACACAACTTTAAAGGGGTTCAGAGAAGGGAGCGCTAGGGCTTGCAGAGTAGCATCAGTACACAAAGACAAAGCCCTAATCATGGGTCATTTATTAAAATACGGCAGCAAATGGACTCTCGAATTAATCAAAGAGCAAGCAGCGCAATATAAATTTAGATGCGAGTTTCAAAAGGGGTCAAGCGGCGCGTACCAGGAGGCTTGTAGACGAGATGATTTTGAAGAAATAGTGGCGGACATGCCAAAACAGCGCAGGCTACACAGCGAAGAAAGTATCTTAAAAACCGCTCAGTCCTGCACAACTAGACAAGAGTTTAGAGCAAACCATCCGAGGTTATACAGTGCAGCATGTAGCAGGAATATTTTAGACAAAGCTTGCCAGGGGCTAAGTACGAGCTTTATGACTTGGCAAAAAGCCGAAGAGATAGCGAAAAATTGCGGATATAAATCGGAATTCAGAACTAAGCATAAAAAAGCATATATCTTCGCGTACAGCCTAGGGCCCGAGTACTACCAAGCTATCACTGCACACATGACAGACATGAGAGGCAAAGTATGAAAAGCAGAAAGGGCAAGAAGCGCAACGCTCTAAAAGCATTACAGCCAGCGCTCGATAACGTTGTTTTATATTCAGCGCATTGTTTTGATCAAATGCAGATAATCGGTGTTAAAAACCGCGCAATACATGAAGCAATATTTAATCAGAGCCACAAATTCAACATTATGTTGTTAACGTTTTGCAGCGACGGGGCGAGTCAGTGGGTGGACACATTCATACCAAATATATCACCGTGTAAATCACGAGAAGCGCAGGATATTTGCGACCCTATCAGCGAAAAAATGATAGCCAACCACAACCCTAAGCATTTTATTTGTAGCGCTTGGTATTGCACATTGACCGACAAAATAGACTTAAAAGCAATGGAGCAAGACATTGTCGAGTTGTTTAGAAGTGCCGGGGCATTTGATCGGCAGATTTGTAATTTAGCGTGGAACATGAGGCCGGAAAATGAAAAATAACATAAGCCATAAAGGGGAATATATGAGCGCTTTATCAGCACACATTCTATCAGAAGTAGCGGCTTTCAGGGCGTTAACGGGCATGACAGGGCAAAGCAACACAGTACATGAGTGCTTGTATGCCTCGGAATCTATTGAGCTTCTAACAGCTACAGAGCAGCATAAGAGAGCCGACGCTTTTGCTGATATGGCTGTCGTTATGGCGGGCCACTATTTAGACGGCACGCCTTTTTATGACTTTGAAAAGGCTATTTTAGGACTAGTTAATCAAACGGTGTTAAACGGCATTTACTTGCCCGCATCGTTCTCGATTGTGATGGAGTCCAATTTCACAAAGGTTTGTGCAGAGGAGTTTATACAGCTAACGAATGAAAAATATCTAGCAGAGGGCGTGGGTTTAACTTGGTTGCAAACGCGGGGTATGTGGGCGTGTTTCTCTGCATTTGATATGCCAGACAAGCCCAAAGGAAAGCTTCTAAAGCCTGTCACATACAAAGCGCCTGATTGGTCGGGTGATTCATGGTTGATTAGGAGTGCTGGCGTATGAACATAGACGAGCACTACAACAATACTCTACGCCTAAGAGTCACACAGCACGATTTAAACGTGGGTTATATAGATGTAAAGATTGACCCATATCTAGTCGCCAGCGTGTGCAGTGTTGGCGGTGGTGCGATGGAGCATATTATGAAAAAAGCAATGCGAGGCGAGAGCAAAGGGCACAAGAAAAACGAGGTTTACAAAGAGATCATAGCGGCAGCAAAACGGGCAATTGAGCTAAATAATTTAATCAGCATAGGTAAAGATCAATGAACGAATTTACAGATTTAGAATTAACAGAGCTCCACAGCGTATTCAGCGGATTTAGTGGCCCGAGCAAAGTAGCTATTAGCGATAAACTAGAGGCTGAGCTAGAGCGGCGCAAAGAGCTAAGCGCTTTAGATTTTGAAGACTGCGACGGCTGCAAGCTTTGAGAATATGCGAGCGATGCCAGTTCGATAGATTTATCAGATACAGCAGCACGCAAAAAGAACAATGCGGCAAATGTGGCGGCGTTCGAGATTGGAAATTAAAAGAAGGTCAAACGCCGACAATTGGCAATAACCGACAAAAAACAAAGGTAGACAAAAATGCAAGCAACTAAAAAGCCAGTGACTATTAATTTTATCGAGTGGACGGGTGATAATTTATATGAGGTTATCAAGTTTATTACAGGTGCTAATCCTGACATAAAAAATAACATGGCGTCGCAGTGGTGGGAAGATTACAAAGACTTAGTAAAGCGCGACGGCCTGATTATAAAAACGCTCGAAGGCCAGCACATAGCAAGTATTGGCGACATGATAATACAGGGCGTATCAGGCGAGTTTTACCCGTGCAAGCCGGAAATATTCGCATTAACTTATGACATACACACAGAAAAAATGGAGCAGAAATAAGATGGCTAGAGGCGTAAATAAAGTAACTATTATCGGCAATGTTGGCGGCGACCCTGAAACGAAGTACATGCCAAACGGCAACGCAGTGACAAATATCACAGTAGCGACTAGCGAAAGCTGGAAGGATAAGCAAACAGGTCAAAAACAGGAGCGCACAGAGTGGCATCGCGTTTCATTCTTTAATCGACTAGCTGAGATTGCAGGCGAGTATTTACGCAAGGGAAGCAAAGTTTATGTCGAGGGATCGCTAAGAACCCGAAAGTGGCAGGACAAGGAAGGCAAGGACTGCTATACAACTGAAATTATCGCTAATGAAATGCAGATGCTAGACAGCCAGCAGCAAGGACAGCAAGCCCCGCAGCAGCAAAACCAAGGCTACCAGCAGCAAGCGCCGCAAAACAACCAGCAGCAGCGCCAACAGCAAGCCCCGCAACAACAGCAACAACACAGGCAATCACCAAATCAGGGGACGCCAAACGCAGCGGCATTTAATCAAAATCAGCAGCAGCAATCGACAGCAGGTAATGGCAAACCGCCGCCAAACTTTGATGAATTCGACGACGACATACCTTTTGAAAATCCCTACAAAGGTATTGAATGTATAGTTTAGGCTAACTAGCGTACAAAGCTGACACAGCATGACTTTTAGGATATAATAAGCTGTGCATAGGATATGTATAACCCTGTGCACAGTTTTATTAAAAATAAATTATAGCACAGAAAACGGTCTAACCTTGAGTATCAAGTTTAACTTGTGTCGATGATAGGCGAGGGCTGTTTTAAATTAAAGCAATGAGGCTCTAATGCTGAAATCTGATATTACAATTAGCTCGCTACGCCGGACACTAAAGAGTTTAGGTTATCTCTTTTTTGAAAACGGCGATTTTAATTTAAACATCATCGGTATTAGAACCAAATCGAAAGTTTCAAACACATTCGACGATTTTATTTGCGTTGCATTCAAAGACGGCGGCGATTGGAATCTAAACGTGTACGAAGCTACAACAGATCCAGGCGTGTATTGGCGTAAACACCCAATGAACCGCAAAGGGGCTGCAATACTAGTGCCTGGACAGTATAGAGGAAGCTATAGAATTGGAGCTCATCAGGGAAAATATGACGCATTAGTTCAAGCCAAGACACTACCGGTTTTCCGCGACAACAACAAAGACGGCATTATTGACGTTGGCGGTGATATCGATACCGGCTGGCACGGTATCAACATACACAGAGCATCACACAAATGGCAAAGTAAGCTGGTAAGTAAATGGTCGGCTGGCTGTCAAGTACTTGCTAGCCCCGTGCAACATGATCGATTCATAAAAATCTGCAAAACATCGTGCGAAATGTACGGCCCATCGCTCACATACACTTTAATTAAAGAATGCGACCTAATTTAATGCTTGCATCTAACCCTGTTGTGCAGCAGAAAGCTGCTACTTTCGCTAGCTATGCAGTAAGTAGCGGATTGTTTGTTGGCGATACAATGAACTACTTAACGCAACATGCCGCTGGCTTTGGAGTGGTCATAGCAATCGCGACTTTTCTATTAAATTGGCGATTTCAACACAAGAATTTCAAAAAAAATCAGATAAAGGAAGAATCAAAGTGAAGATAATTTTAGCCTTATTAGTATCGCTGGCACTTACTGCGTGCGTAACTCAAACAACCCTGCCCGACGGCACAACTAAAGCTTTCTCTATCACAGAGTCAATCAGCTTGCTTAAAGCCAAAGGTTGCGATGCTTTGCCGCCTCTAGAGCGCAGACTTTTAGTACTAGCCATAAAATCACAAGTGCCAAATTACCCAGTAAACGGAATTTGTGATCCGGTATTTGTCGAAAACTGGATTATTGGTTATATCCAAAATAATCCGTAAATATCATATTAGTTTTTATATTGTTGCGAGAGTGATTCGATAATGGCGGTTTCATATTCATCAAACAGAATAACAGTGTCGGGTTCTAAAGATTCAGGCGTCTCCACAAATGGAAGCACAAGCTCTGTAACAGACTCAAGCAAGTCATGGGCTGCTGATGAATATGCCGGTCGCTACGTGTGGATTCGCAGCGGGACTGAAGCAGGTCAGTCTCGGATGATAAAGTCAAACACCAGTACAAAGTTGACTATTGAAGATGATCATAACTTTACCTCAAGCATAGCTGCTGGGGCTCAGTACAGAATATCTTATAATTATCAAGACATTTATGATGCTGAAATTGCAGGCTCATGGGGTATCGTTGTTAAATCTAATGAGTTAACGTTTGGGTTTGAGGTGGCTCTAAGAATTAATTCGGGTGGATTTTTGGGTGCAGAACAATCCGCCAGCATCAGTATAAAACATATACCATCTTGTTCTTTTCAGATCGTATCAGGCAGCAGATACTGCCAAGGGAGACTAAGGAATGACTTTGGATTTGGCGGTGGAAGCCTAAGATTGAATGGCGGGCTGGCTGGTAAAGGTACACATATAATTACCACGGGTGGCGGAGGACCACAACCTGGGGACATATTCTTGCAGGGCTGTTGTGTAGATACGGATTGTTTTTTTAACCTGTACAATTCTAGCTCTACTCCAACCAATTACTGGGATATTAGAGATTGCCTTTTCGGTAAGCTTGGCGGTAGATTTCAAAAGGGCAATAGCGGGCAAGTTTTGCGAGTTAGAGCGCTAGGCAACTCAATGGAATTGCTAGATACCTTGATAAATGTAATATCACCTGAACCGGTTATGAAAGAAATTGAGGTGAGCAACTCGACATATGGCGCTTACTGCTATGCGCCATTCGGCGGGTTTACACTAACAGATTTCTATTGGCATGATGTTCAATATTTGCTTAGAGCAAGACTAGAAAAAGAAAACACTTATGTCAATTTTGTAGATGCTGATCCCAGATCAGATTTTAATGCCCCTGTTTATTATGAAAAGGCTAATGATGACAAAGCGGTTAAAGTAAGATTTTATACATCTTGGTATCCATACACTCAAGTTGATGGGGTTTATGAAACTGGGGCCGCTTACAGAGCGGTAAATAATATTAATGAAGAGACTGTCTTATCCACGACTGATTCAAACTTATTGCTAACTGAAATACTATGGCGTGAGATAGTTTACAACAATTCTATAACCAACTATGGGGTTTTTGAAGTAGTTATTGCTAAATACGGGTATGTAAGCCAACGACTAACAAGAGGTTTTAATGTAGTCACTAGTTATGTTGATAATTCAGCAGCTGTTAAAAAAGGCGAGCTAGTTAATTTAGTGTCTGACCCAAGTTTGATTGCGAACGAATCAACAGCCGGAAGTTACGCTTCCAAAATTAATATAAATGGCTCAACAAGAATAATAACAGTTTCAGATGTAACGAACTCACAAGAACTATACGACTATTATGCATATTGGAGCAATCAAGAGACTAGCCTTCAGTATATACAGCTAAGCGATATATTATCATCTTCAGCGCCAAGCAGTTTTTTAAATATAAATGGAACGCTGGAAATAAATCAAGTGATTACTAATGGGATTAATGTCTTGGGAGATATGCGTATTACATCGGTATTTGATTTCGATAATCATAATGTTTCAGGTGTTTTGACCTTTACATCTCCAGGAACGTACAGCGTATCAAACTCAACGATTAATGAAGTAATTAATGCTAGCGGTGGAGCTGTCACTTTAACGCTTGATAGCGTTTCTAGCGTGACGATTAACACAGGGCCAAACATTACAATAGCGGTACCTTCTACCCAACTAACAGTATCAGTTAACCAAACAGGCTGTGACGTAGTGATACTAGCAGCAGGCACTAAAACAGTGCTAGCTAGCGTTGACGCGCAAGATGGTACTAATTTTGTTTACACATTTTCAGGCACGTTTGATATTGACATAGGCGTGATTAAACAAGGATTCATTGTTAATTACACTTATGCTTTTTCTCTTACAGGGTCAAGCACTACATTACCAATCACACTTTTACCAAGCAGGGATTACGTATGATAGAAAGAATAGTTGAATCAACAGACAACAAGTTTATCGGCAGTATTTATGACCCTGCTCAAGACAACTTAAAAGGCTTAGATTTCAGGCCAAGCATTGTAAAGGATGTCGGTAATGGTTTTACTAGGTACTCCCACTCTACATACTCAATACTTACTAAGAGAGATAGCTAATGGCTAAAATAGAAACAAGAGCTGCATTAAACGTTGGCGTTGAGATTGTAATAGATGAACCAAACAGAACAATCGAGCTTGTAGCTACTGGCAACCTAGTGGCAAAAGATGGTGTAAGTACTGTAACAATTTTAAACAAGTTGGCTGATCTATGGGCTACTGCAACTTACCAAGACTCCCCCTTTCCAGGTAATACCTTAGATGGAAGATCTGGTCAGTTTGAAGTGGGTGTTGATGCTGCAGCTAATGCAAACGGGTGGAAGTGGTTAAACGATACTACTAGATCTTATTTGCGCGATGGTGGTTGCACAGAATATAACGCAACTGGCGGGATAGGCAGAATTTATGCAGGCATTGGCGGTCTTGGTATAGTGTCTTCTGGCGCTCAGTTATACTACCAAGACACTGTAGGTGGTACTCCAAAAGACTTTACTTATGATGATCAAGCAAATGAAATGATCCAAGTGTTTGGTAATTCAATTGAAGACCCAACAACTACAGATTTTGATAACAGAGCTTACTTTAAAGTTTTTGCTAGAGAGCAAGGCAAGTTGTATGCATCCTCAGTTCTTTCTGATACAGGAGAAACTGAAACAGGTCCATACAGTGTGAGTTTCTTGATCGGAAATAGTGATGACCTTAAGATATCTGCCTCTGACTCTACCATTGAAAATGATGCACCCTACACTGGCATAACTGTAACTTTCTATGCAACAGATCAAGCACGAATTATTGGCGGAATTGTTAGGCAGTTTAGAATTATAGTAGAAGGTAATGGCGCTACTCTTGAGCAGATATATGAGAAGATTCAATACCTCTTAAGGCAGAATTCTGACATTGATAGTGGTAGCGGTACAGTAACAGGAAAGACAGCAGCTTCTTTGCTATCTTTTGCCACTGGACCTCTCATTACTTCATTCGGTGTTTATGTTGATAACATACAAAACGTTGACAGTGATCGAATTGGGTTTACTGATAGATCTAACATTGTTAGAACTAACCCCTTCGAGTCAGCAGGAATACTAAGCTTTAACCCAGTAATGGTGGGCGCTGGATCTAGTTACAGACTAATGTATACAAACCTCGCTGGTACTGATAATGACTATGGCTCTTCTAAGGCTGTTACAGTGCTTGACGCAAGCGGTAATATTATTGAAGGTGTAATAACTTCTGGTGAAATTGCTTTTACTTTTGACCATGAGAATGACAATATTGGCGGAGCTGCTGGCACAGATAAAGCTGTTACCTTAATAGGAATTAGACCTTCTGGGTCTAAGTTTGCCGTTGCTCATGGCTTCTTAACTAGAAGTAAGCTGATTAGCTTGTCGCTAACAGCAGAGCAAAATAGAGCATACAAGTAGAGGCTAATAATGGCAATTACATTTGACCCTATAACCAAAATCATTCAACTAGACCGTTTTAATATATCTGAGATAGATCTGTGGATGGCGTATGTTGAGTGGTCGGTGTTATCTGATAACCTGAAATATGGAGTAGGTATGACGCAAGTAGGTGGCTTTGAACCTGTTGCGTTATATATATACTTAGAGCAAGGTTGGTTGATTAGACCTCAAGAAGCTAATGGCATAACTACAATCACAGGAAATGTATTGGTTAAAGACGGTGGTAGCCCTATTGCTCCGACGTTAGGAAGTTTTAATATATTGGTTAATATGGAGACACCTGTAAAAGCAGTAGCGCTAGAAGTGAACACAGGTGGCGGCAGTGGTGGATCAGCAGTAGGGCCAACATCAGCAGAGATAGCAGAAAGCGTCTGGCGGTATACGCGCTAATGGATGCTTGGGAGTCGTTGTTCGGAAAATCAACAGCGCTATCGGTCGATGATGCTTGGACGCAGGTAATAAGCTCAGGCGGCTTAGGGGATGTATCAGTGATAATCACAGAAGAGAGCGATACTATAATCGTAAGCGAGATATCAGACAGCGTTGTGATCGAACAAATAACCGAAGAAATAATACTTGAAGAGGTGGAAGGCTAGTGGCTCATTTAAAACTAAAACAGGGCGAAAGCTCAAACGTTATTAATTTAAAAGTATCGATTGGCGGTGAAATGGTAACAGACTTAGCCGGGTACGCTTGTGAGTACAGAATTAAAAACTCGGACGGCACAACAGCGCAAAGCGACCTTTCAATCAGCGCTAGCTCTGGGGCGTTCCCTTTACGACTCACCCCGGCTCAAACACAAGCTCTAGACGAGGGTCAATACTCTATTTGTGCAGAGATAACAAACGCGACGCAAGAGTTTAACAGAGAGAGCTTAATACCTCTGCAAATTACGCCGCAGAGTTTAGTTTAGTATTATATGTCAGACCGTAAACTAACGATTAAACAAGAAAACTTTTGCCAAGCATTTTTGGAGACTGGTGACTTATCGGAAGCTTATAGACGGTCATATAACACTGCAAAAATGTCGCCAAAATCAATAAATGGCAAGGCTTGGGAGCTAAAAAACAACGGGGAGATTACGGGGAGAATTGAAAATCTTTTAGAAAGCGCGCAAAAGAGAAATCGCAAGACAATGGACGACCTTTTGAGAGACTTAGAAGAGGCTCGACAATTAGCGCTAGAGACTCAGCAGCCCTCAGTCATGGTCACAGCGACGATGGGAAGCGCTAAGCTGTTAGGGTTAGACAAGCCAGCCCCAGAAGACGACGACAAAGGCGATATTATGCAGAACAATTTTACTGTTAACGCGTCTATTGATGAAATAAAAGTCACTCGCGGCCAACCGGCTAAATAATGGAGTTATCAGCACCCCAGCACATATTTCTTAACCAGCTCGACACTAAGTTCAGAGCTTATGTGGGAGGATATGGTAGCGGTAAAACATTTGTTGGATGCCTTGATCTGCTGTTATTCTTTTCTAAACACCCAGGAACAGTACAGGGATATTTTGGCGCAACTTACCCCAGTATTAGAGATATATTTTACCCCACGTTCGAGGAAGCTGCTGAATTAATGGGCTTTCGTACAGTTACCAACGTTTCAAACAAAGAAGTTGCTGTATACCGAGGCCGCAAATATTACGGCACAGTGATATGTAGATCAATGGAAAAGCCAGCGTCGATAGTTGGCTTTAAAATATCGAGGGCACTGGTTGACGAGATTGACGTATTAGAAACGAAGAAAGCAGGCGATGCGTGGCGTAAAATCATTGCTCGGATGCGTTTGGTTATTCCTGGGGTAGTTAACGGCATCGGTGTAACAACAACCCCAGAAGGTTTTAAATTCGTTTATGAGCAGTTTGCCAACAATCCAACAGAATCATATTCGATGGTACAGGCATCCACGTATGAGAACGCAAAATTTTTGCCGCCTGATTACATCGCATCATTAATCGAAACTTACCCAAAGGAATTAATTAATGCCTATCTTAAAGGTTTGTTCGTTAACCTCACATCCGGGACTGTCTATAAGTCTTACGACAGAGCCTTTCATAGCAGTTTCGAGTCCATCCAGGCGAATGAGCCTTTACATATTGGCATGGATTTTAACGTCACAAAACAGGCTGCAACTATCTATGTTCACCGCAAAGCCTCGAAAGGTGTTGTATGGCACGCTGTTGAAGAATTGGTCGATATGTACGACACACCCGAAACGATAAAGATTATCGACGATCGATACGCAGGGCATAAGATCAATGTTTATCCTGATGCCTCGGGCAAAAACCGCAAATCAGTTGATGCTAGTACTTCAGACTTAGCAATGCTTGAGCAGGCCGGCTATACAGTACACGTTAACAAATCCAACCCCGCAGTAAAAGACCGCATAAACGCGACAAATGCAGCGTTTGAGAATGGCTTGCTGTTTGTTAACTCTCTGCGCTGCCCGACAGTAGCATCCAACCTAGAGCAGCAAGTTTACGATGATAATGGTCAGCCTGATAAGAAAAGCGGCAAAGACCATCAAAACGATGCTTCAACTTACCCAATTTGTTACGCGATGCCGATTAGAAAGCCGGTAGCGAATATAAATATAAGCTTCTCAATCTAGGGGGATTTATGGCAACGCAAAGCTATATTATAAACGAGATCACAAACCGCGAGATTGATACTATACGCGCGGCTAATGGCACGTCTCAAAGAGCATCAAGCGGGCTAAAGGATTTATACGAGCTAATACAAAAGAAGATCGCCAAAGCGCCCACAAGCCGTTTATATCGCCTCTCGAATGAGATTGAAAAGCTTATGAAAGAGGAAATGACCCGCGCTGCAATAATCATTCAATCAGACCTAGCCGAGCTATCAGCAATTGAGGCAAGATTTGCAGAGCAGCTATTAGTTACCGCGACGACTATCAAAAGCATTGATCGAACACCGGCATCGATACTGAAAACCTTTGCCAACTCACCAATCAAAAATTTTATCACCGGTAACGAAGTCACTAAGCCAACTGTAAACGACTTGCTCAAAAAGTTAGGCAATACTAACGCTCGACAAGTGCGCAACATTATTCGCGACGCTAGCTTAAACGGCCGCACAGCTAATGAGATCACAGATGAAATTCAGGCGCTAGTAATCAATAAGAACCGTAACGATATTGACGCGACAACACTGACAGCTTTTAATCACGTCAGCAATCAATCGAAAATGGGCGTATACCAAAGCAATGCTGATATTTTAGATGGTATGCGAATTGTTGCGACACTAGACAGCCGTACATCGATTACTTGCATGGGCTTAGATGGTAAAATAATTCCACTCGATAGCACTCAAGCGCCGCCGTTTCATTACCGGTGCAGATCACAGCTTGTGCCAGTGGTAGCCAAAGATTTAAGACTTGATATACCAGGAAGACAACGAGCGTCAGAAGATGGGCCCGTGGATGCCTCGCTTACATACGACGGATTTCTACGCAAGCAGAGCAAAGAGCGTCAAATAGAGATACTTGGCGCATCTAGAACAAGGCTATTCAGAAAGGGCGTTAGCATCAAACGATTTACTAATAATTCGGGCGTAGTGCTAACGATTAAGCAGCTAGAGGCCAAGATGCCGAATGAGTTCAACTAAGAGAGGTTTATCAAGATGCCTAGTTAAATCAGAAAAAAATCAATTCCGGATAAGTTTAACCAACCAACCAACTAAAAGGCAACAAAAATGAATCAAATGAATTTTATAGTAAAGGCTTACAGCTCGTCTAACAGTGGAGTTAGGAATATAGAGTTTCACGCTTGTTCGAATATTCATGTCGAATGGGGCGTTGACGACAGCGTAATTCTTTCTGCTGAAAGCAGAAATTCACCGGAGGGCGCTACAATTTTTTCCATGAGCAACAAAAGCGATAGCAGGTTTGACGAAATAATTATTGAAAATATGAACGGAAAGACAGTGCATAGGTGGGTGCAATAGCAAAAATAACTAATTAATTCAACTAAGATAGGGTTATGTGATGGGTGAAGTAGTAAGCATTAAGAAGGAAAACAAAGGCTATAATATTGTTGACGAAAAGGTAAGCGGCGTATTTGTGGAGAATATTGTTGCTATTATTTCTGATGACAAGATAGATGTTTTAATCGGTGAGAAATGTGACGAAGGGATAGAAAACCCTTTACAGGTATCAATGAAGGATATGAACGAGTTTTGTTTGATGTGGCTTCTTATATTTAATGAAAGCGTTATAAAAGAGGACTATCTAGATCAACCCACCTAATAGCTTTTTTCTATTAACAATCCCTATGTGATATAATAAGACAATAACTCACACAGGGCTTTTTAATGTCAATTACCGATCTAAATCCGCAATACACCGACGGCATGAAAGCAGTAAAGCGCTGTCGTGATGTGTTCAAGGGTCAGTCAGCAATCCAAAAAATCAACGGCAGCGGCGTTACCGATTATTTCCCGATGCACGTACCTGAAGACAAAGAGCGTTATGCTCGGGTGATCGCCCTTTCATCTTTCACGAATTACACCGGGCACACTGTCAATAAGCTTGTTGGCGCGGCATTCAATGAAGAGCCCACAACTAATCTTTCTGATAACTCAGCAATGGCTTATATGATCGAGGACTGTGACGGCGGCGGCGGTGATCTTGAGCAGCTAGCAACCAGCGCAGTATTAGATAATACAATTGCCGGCCGCCTTGGATTGCTTGTTAATTTTCCCGTTACCAATGGCAAGGTTCACTCTAAAGAAGATGTTAAGCGGCTAAATCTTCGAGCGTCTATTCACCGATACCCCGCTGAATCAATACCGAATTGGGGAGTCGTAAACGGCCAGCTATCATACGTCGTGTTACTAGAAGATAAACGTGACATGTCACAAGATATGTTTTCTCATCAATCGACAGTTGGTCACCGTGTTTACTATATTGCAGAAGACGGCTTTTGTTATCAGCAATTTGTTGAAGATGGTAAAGAGTTTTTAGCGGAAGGCGGTCAAATGGTGCTGGATTACAACGGGGCAGGATTTGCACAAATACCAATGATAATTATTGGCTCTGTCGATAACTCGGCTAGCGTCGATAAACCGCCTATCTCTGCAATGGCGGATGTAAATATCTCACACTATCAGATCAGCGTGCTAGAGAGCGAAAACCTGGCGATACATGGTCAAATGACGTTAGGCGTAACCTCAGATTTATCAGTAGCAGAATGGAACACAGCAAACCCTGAAGGCGTAAAAGTAGGCGCAAATAGCGGTTACTTTCTTGGCTCAAAAGGCGGTTTTCACACAGCAACGGCCCCAGAATCCAGCGCATTGCCAGCGGCCAAAGAGGCCAAGGTTAGAGAAATGGAAGCTTTAGGCGCAAGTCTAATCGACAAGAACGCGACAGCCAAAACAGCAACAGAGGCAGGCATTAACGCGAAAGAGCAGACCAGCATAATGATGAACGTTGTTAACAATGTATCGGACGCTATTGAGAAATGTTTAGAGTGGGCTGAAATGATGACAGTTGCTAAACCCCAAGGCGATTTTGAGTACAGAATTAATACTGAATTTTACGACAGCACGATTAGCCCTGATCTATTCACAGCAGCACTAGGTGCAGTTGACCGCAGTATGTTTGATCAGAACGCTCAACAGCAGCTTTTAGAACAAACATTCCCAACCATACTTTTCAATGAAAATTCTGTCATAGCAGCAGAAGAGGCGCTTTAATTGCCTAGTCATAATCATAATGTTATAATATAACATAACACGCATTGGCCGACGGTTAGTGCTCTCCTGATAGGATAAATTATAAATGGCTCTTAGTTATAAATTGAATAATCTTGAAGGCGTCGACGACGCTCACAAAGGTTTATACAAGCAAGTTGATGGTGTGTTTTTCTTGGATGTTGACGGCGTAGAATCAGCCGAAAGCGTAACAGGATTAAAGAACGCATTGCAGGCCCAAAAAGATACAGTCACCGCGTTAAAGCAACAAGAAATTGATGCTACTACAGCGGCAACAGCAGCAGAGCAAGCGCGGCTATTAGAAGCAGGCAAGCACGAGGAATTGGCGGCTAATTTAACCGACCAGCTCAACGGCTTAAAAGCATCTAACGAAGCGGCAAGACAAGACAAGCTATCGAGCGATAAAAAAGCAGCGGCTATGCAAATGGCCTCGACTGTTGGGAAGGATGCAAACGCAATTGCAATGCTGACCTCTCTATTTGAACTTGATATGTCTTACAGCGATGCGGGTATCTTACAAGGTAAAGCAGGCGAAACTTTAGCACAAATGCTTGATCGAGTTAATAAGAGCGGTATGTACGATTCACTAATTAAAGGCTCACAGGCAAGCGGCGGCGATTTACATAGCGCCGGCGGCAGTGGGCGTAAAAAACTAAAAGATATGAACGATGCGGAACGCATACAGTTTAAAGCTGATGATCCCGCAGCATTCTCAAAAGAACTTAAAGGATAAGCTAAAATGGCTATTGTAAGACTATCAGATGTTCAATTTGACGCAGACGTGTATACAACTTATCTGCAAGAAGACCGCACAGATCGCAACGCGTTTATCGCGAGCGGTGTGGCGACAACTAACCCGCTTTTATCAAGCCGCGCTGCTGGGGAGGGAGATCTAACGACCATCCCGTACTGGAATGATCTTAATTCCGACAACGAGAATATCAGCTCGGACGATCCAGCAGAAAAAGCCGTACCCGAGAAAATTAATACTGGAAAAATGCAGGCACGACGAATTCACATTAACAACGCTTGGCAAACCGCCAACTTAGTTAGTGCTGTTATGGGTTCTGAGGATCCAATGCGGCAGATACAGTCTCGCACATCAGCGTATTGGGATCAGCGTTTTGCGGCACGAGTTCAGGGCGTTACCTTGGCGATGTACTTGGATAATATTGCGAACGGCTCTAGCGATATGCTTTTTGATGTATCTGTTGAGAGCACGGGATCAGCAAGCGCAGCGAATCGCTTCTCTTTCGAGGGCTTTGTAGATGCGCTGGCAACAATGGGCGAGAATGACGAAGCTCTGGCTTTGATTGGCGTGCATCCCAAAACGTTAGCGCAGATGAGAAAGCAGAAATCGGTTGACGATATCCAGGACGCAGTCACAGGCATTCTAATACCATTCTACAACGGCAAGCGCGTTATTGTAGACAAGAAGCTGCCCGTGATTGCTGGCACTACGTCAGGCCTTCGCTATGTCTCTGTGCTTTACAAAATGGGGGCCATTGGATACGGCGAAGCGCTAGCAAATCGACCTGTCGGGGTTGAGTTCGATGAGCTAGCGGCTAACGGCGCAGGCATCGAAACACTGGTTGAGCGCAAGCAAATGATTATCCACCCAGAGGGCTACTCATGGAACGAAACCACTGTATCTGATGGTTCGCCCACGGTTGCAGAGTTCTCTCTAGCGGCTAACTGGACGCGCAAAATGCAGCGTGAAAACGTCGGTATGGCTTTCTTTGTTCACAACTAAACGCAAGTAACAAAAAGGGGCATTTAGCCCCTTTTTAGCATCGGGATTAAGAAAATGATCGAAAAAACAAACAAAGACGGACATACGGCTGGCGCTATATTAACGCAAGAAGAACAAAAGCAATTCTCCCTAAAGAAAGCCAAAGAGCAGCGTGAAGCGGCGAATAAATCCACTAAATAATCACACCAGAGGCTTGTCATGGCTTTAAAAAATAGGCTGCGCAGGCCTCGAAACCTCATCGAACGCAAACAGCTAGCATCTAGAGACTTTCTAAGACGACAGCAAAAAGCGGCGCGTCTTAGAAATGCTATATCAGAGATCATACGCAACCTCACACGTCTAACAGCAGGGGTACAACAGTACTTCAAAGTACCGACTCGAACAGCTACTGGTGACTTTGAGTTTGAGCAGGGAGTTTACATAAGCGAAGAAGCTGCTTCACATAACATGGTGGCGGGTTATTCCATAAGTTCCTCTAACTATATTTCTTTTAGAAACACATCATCAAAAACAGTAAGAATTGTTATTGCAGGCACTACACTCGAATCATCCTCTAACAAATTTACAGTAAATAAGTTTTATACAATGTCAGTTAGCAGAGTTTCTAATGTAGTTACAGTTAAGCTTAATGGCATTGTTATACTAACAGGAACAGCAGCAGGTGATTTTTTCATAAATAGGTTGGGCCATTATTCATCAGGTCTATTTGTTTCAGGCTACCTTGCCAACGTTCACTTCAAATCAGGATGGGACGATAACCCACTGTATCGCATAGATGAAACATGGGCTAACGGTAGCACTGTGCTACATAATGCTAACGCTACGATTGGGAGTGACATAACTAACATAGACGCATTAAATACTACTGCGATTGGTGAACCTTTAACTTCTACGTACACTGTAGTAAGTACTGGGCAGTTAGTTGTTGGTAATCAGTACGTTATACATGCTACTGTTTCAAATTATCAGGGTAGCAGCACATTAGGGTTTTTAAACGACAACGGCGTTAGCGCGGCAGCGA